GGTCAAGGGGGATTCATACCTGTGTTAGCTGCTGGATCTATTATATATAATTCATTTACATCTTCAAGTACATCTATAGCGGTAGGTAACCCAGCGGTAACGGTAACTATATCTAGAACACAATGTTCATATTATAATCCTATAAAAATTACTTTTGTAAATAAATATGGAGCATTACAAGATATATATTTTGATGCTAAAAGCACAGAGATATTAAATACAACACAAGAATCATACAAAAGTAGTAACATATCTACACAAGGAACATATTCAAAAACATCTCATCAGTATAAGACGTTAAGTAAATTAGGTAGAGAAGTAATGACATTAAATACAGGTTTTATAGATGAAGGAATGAATGAATCAATGAAGCAATTAATGTTATCAGAACAAGTATGGATGACTATGCAATCACAAGTGCATCCAGTAAATATAACAAGCCCATCCTTGCAGATGAAAACAAAAGTAAATGATAAATTAATTAATTATACAATTCAAGTAGAACATGCTCACGAACATATAGACAATGTTAGGTAATGAAGAACATACTACAACTATATATAGAAGGAAATAGAATAGACTTATTTGACGATGAATCAGTTAACATTATTCAATCGATTCAGAATGTTAAAGATATATCTAAAATATTTGTTGCATTTTCTAGAACCTTTAATGTTCCTGCATCAAAAGTAAATAACAAAGTATTTAAACACTATTATAATTATTCTATAGTTGATGGCTTTGACGCTAGACTTAAAAAAGATTCCCTATTAGAATTAAACTCTAGACCTTTTAAAACAGGAAAGATAAAGTTAAATGGAGTAGATTTGAAAGAAGGAGTACCTAATAACTATAGAATAACCTTTTTTGGTGACACAATAGATTTAAATGATTTATTAGGAGATGACAATTTAAGTTCTTTAGAGTTATCTGACTTTGATACAACTTATAATGCTTCAACTGTTAAGGATAGACTAAAGGGTGTTGGAACAAGTATTACATATTCACATCCTGATAGAACAACAGACGTAGTTTATCCAGCAGGTATTATTGCACCATTAATCTCACACACAACCAGATTATATTATCAAGACGCTGATTCAACAGATTATCCAGACTCAAATGGTGGTAATCTATATCCTAAATCTACTTCTCACCAAGGAGTTTATTATGGTGAATTAAAGTACGCTATAAAAATAGATGCTATAATAAAAGCAATAGAAGATAAATATGGCTTAACATTTAGTACGGATTTTTTTAATACTACTAACACACCTTATTATAATCTTTATTTATGGATGAATAGAAAAAAAGGTGAGGTATTTGAAGATACACAAGTAGAAAAAAGAATTAGTAATTTTTTAATAGACTACAACCAAGAATTACCTATTGTAACAAGTTATGGAGATAGGATAACAGTAGCTAACGCAACAAGTCAAGTTCAATTTTCAGTTACCATACAAGCTAACGCAGCTTTTACTGGGACTATATATATTAAAGAGAACGGGATAACAAGAGATGATTTAAGTATAAACGTAACTAATTCTACTCAAGGAACAATTACCGGTTATATGTCTAATGGTACCTATGAGGTTTGGGTTAAATCAGCAGAATCATCAATAACATTTAACACTAATTCACAATGGGACTTAGATGCTTTACAATATCCAGATGGATCAGCCACCTATCAAATGCAATCAGGAGGTTATGTGTTTAATAATACAAGAACTTTTATAATATCTGAACAAATGCCAGAAATGAAAGTTATAGACTTTTTAACTGGTATATTTAATGCGTTTAATCTTACAGCATACACTGATAATAATACAATCATAGTTAAAACATTAAATGATTATTATGAAGATTCAACTACAGTATGGGATATTACAAGTTATTTAGATACCAGTGAATCAAGTGTCAATAAAGCATTACCATATAAGGAGATAGAATTTAAATATTCAGGACTTGATACAAAACTAGCTAAACAACATGAGCAAATAAGTAATATATCTTGGGGAACAGAAGAATATTCAGGTGATGATTATTACGACTCAAGTTCAGAAACATATACTATTGAAATTCCTTTCGAACACATGAAGTATGAGAGGCTAACAGGATCTGATATACAGGTTGGTTGGTTTGTAGATGATAATAATGAACCTTACTTCGGAAATCCACTTTTGTTTTATGCTTATAAACAAACAACATCAACAACAATAAGATTTTTAGAAACAGAAAATGTAGGGACCTATGACGACATAACAGATTACTATATACCATCTAATAGTGTGGATATAGATCCAACAGAAACAGAGGTAAATATAAATTTTAAGAACGAATTAAATGAATACACTAATACTAATGAGTTTGAAAATACATTGTTTAAGGTATATTATCAAGATTATATAACAAAAGTATTCAAGGAAAATAGAAGACTAACCATTGTATATGCTTATCTACCTATAAAAATATTACAGGAATTTATATTAGCAGACATAATAGCAATATTTGATCGCAATTACAATATTAACCAGATTGAAACAGATTTCAATACTGGAAGATCTAGAATAGAATTACTAAATGAAATTACATCCTCAATTGGAGGATCTACACCAGTAGAACCAACTACAACTGATCCAAATGAATGTTTAGAGTGTTCAGCAGACTCAACATTATGTACAGTAGATAAATTAACACCTACTGCAGATAAAACTTGTGACATTGGTAGGTCTGTTACTATTGCTGGATTAACTACAGCAGAACAAAATACAGATATTGATCTTGAAGCAACACCAAATAATTTTATTGGAACTCCATCTTATTTGTGGTCCGGTGGTGATGCAGCAGGAGAAACAACTTCAACGGTAACCGTTAACGAGTCATCAACAGGAAATGTAACTTATACTTGTGATGTAACAGATGGTAGTGATAGTGCTGTGTTTTCAGATTCACATATAGTTTTATGGACACCTAAGTTCTATACAATAACATTATCAATAACTAATCAAATACAGGGTCCTCCAGCAGGTTACAATATAACAGGAAATCAGACTGGAGATACTCAAGTGTTAATAGAAGGATCTACGTACTCTTTTAATACAAACGTAAGCGCAAATGCAGGTTATACTTTTTCAACACTACCCGTAATATCAAACGCAACAGGTACAGTAGCAACAAGTAACCAAACAGTATATACAATTTTGACTGGTTCAATTCAATTATCACAATCCTATATAACAATATACGGACCAACTCAACAAACTATAAATTCTGATGCGCATTTAACCACTGTAGCAACAGGAATTACTCCAACAGCATATCAATGGTCTAGGTCTACAGATGGAGGATCAACTTATACTAATGTTAGTGGAGAGACTAATTCTCAATTTGATGCAAATGAATCTTCTGCAGGAACATATTGGTATAAAATTACAGCATCAGATTCAACAGATACAGTTGAAGATGTACATGAGGTTATATTTACAACTAGTTCGCTAATAACGTTAACATTAAACGTTGACACATCAAACATATCAGCTTCTGGCTATAGTCCTGTAGCTAATGGATTTACATTAGGAGGAAATCAAACCGGTGATACGTTAACCCAAAACTCTGGTACTGTGTTTTTGTTTAATACAACTATATCTTTAAATTCTGGATTTGAATGGGTAGGTAGTCCTACTAGTGTTAATAATGCTGGAGGAACATATACCACTAGCCAAACTGTAGACACTACTTTTACTACAGCAACAATTCAATTAATAGTTTATAATTATTATGTAGTTACAGGATGTGCTGGAGAGTCAGTAGCAGGAGATACAAAATATGTAAGAACGAGAGATACGTTCACAGTAGGGACAAGCGCAACAGGTAGTTATGTTACAATAGATAATCAATGTTGGTATACTTCATCCACAGCATTTGAAACAGATTGGGCAACTAACAATGGTATAACTATAGGAAATAAAGAAGGAACTGGATGTGCAACTTGTACAAACGTAACAACAACCGATCCTTGTCTAAATACTAAATCTTTATTTTATCTTAGATATTCTACTCAAAACGATGTTTGTGAAAATGAGCAATCAAAAGGGTATTATTATGTAGATGGTGCAAGTGTATCTCAATCATTAACTAATTTTTGTAATAGGACAAACATATATACTTATAATGATTGTACTGTTAATGCTCCAGCGGGTTATTACTCTTTAGATAGTGACAACACTGAAAGAAGATATTGGAACGGATCCAGTTTTAGCACTTGTGTAACATGTATTGATGCTAATGGATTATTCTATTTAGGTCAAGGTTGGAATCCAGCAAATCAATATTGTGATTGGTCTGGAAGAGTATTTGGGTATTATTATTTTGACAACAATGCTACATTAATTACAGCAACTAGTAACGATCACATGTATACTTCAGCAACTAATGTAGGAACACCAAATAGAGCTCTCGAAGGATTTTATACAGATGGAACAAATTATAGATATTACGAACCACCATCATTACAGGTTTGGGATCCATACGGGACATGTCCTCCAACTCCAACAACAAGTCCATGTAATACCATACCAACTAAACCAACTTTAACTAATTGGATGCAGTATGTAGATTGTGCTACGGGATTAGATCAAACATTAGTTGTTGGTCATAATGCTTCGACTGGTTTTCCTGCAGTTATACAAGTTAATACAAGTGGAGAATGTTTTAAAAATCCTACAGTAGTATCAGGAGCTCAGTCGGATGGATGGATAAATGGTCAAACTTGTGTTAGTAATACACCAGTAGATGATTATAATCATTACAACGATTGTACGTCTTGTACAGGTACTACGACAACATTACCACCTGCAACAACTACTGTTAGACCTGATAATGTGTTTGTAATGGAGAGACAGTCTGATGGGTTTAGCACATACGTTCAGTTAGATCAAACTCACCAAGTTGGAGACGTCAATTTAACCATTTCAACAGGAGGAGGAGATTGTTACGATATACAAGGAGTTGCATCAGTGCCAACACCAACTAACTATGGTACTATAACAGGAACTTGTACAACAACAACAACAACTACTACCACAACTACTATAGCTTGTGGATCTCAACTATTATATAAATCTTCAGTAGACGCTTTAACAGCATGTTGTAATACTACTGTAGCAAAATTAGTTTATATGGATTCAAATAGTATAACTACAGCCACAGCAATATACACAAGTGATACTTGTGGAACATTATTAGGAACAACAACTTTCTTTACAGATGACTTTAGTAATTATTACCAATGGAATGCAACAACAAACTCATTAACAGGACCTACAACTTGTCCATCATGCCCATAATATGAAATATATATCAGCTCAACCAGAATCAAAATACTATGAATGGCAAGTAGATACCATGATAAATTCATATATTAAAAATGGAGTAAGTGAGTTAGATATAATAATATTGTTAGGTGATAATGGAGAATATAAATTTGATAAATTAAGATCTAAATATAAGGAAGTTAGCTTTATAAGTTACCCACATAAAACAGAATCTTATGCACCTGCTATTAAACCTTATTTAATGAGTAGATATTTTAGTAGTTGTGCGTGTACGCATGGAGAACAATATTATTATGCAGATGCAGATACAATTTTATTAAATCCTTTACCTAAATTCCCTAAAGACACAGTTTTTATGTCAAACACTAGAGGTTATATTGGTGTTAAATATATAGAATCTAAAGGTAAAGACATTTTAGATATTATGTGTAATGCAGCAAAGATAGATAAAAATATAGTAAAAGATAGAGATTTAGAAGCTGGAGGAGCTCAATTCATATTTTCAGGAACAGATGGCAAATTCTGGAGAGATGTATACGTTAACTCTAATGCATTATTTAGAGAGATGAGAAAGTATAATAACGAACACAAAGATAATTACACTGACAGTTATCCTATTCAAGCTTGGACTGCAGAGATGTGGGCAACTTTATGGCAATTTTGGAAAAAGGCATATAAAACAGAAATAACTCATCTTTTAGATTTTGTTTGGTCTACAGATCCAATCTCATCATTAGAGGGTAAAAATATTCTACACAATGCAGGAGTTACTACACAAGAAGGAATGTTTAGAAAATCTCAGTGGATGAGAGAATATCCACCAAAAGATCTCAATGTAACAAAAACACATTGTAATTATTATTATTATAAGCAAGTATTAGAAGCAACATGTTAGGAAAAACTTTAGAATTATTAAGATTAGCAAAAGAAGAAGGAGTAAGAGGTGAGTATATAGATATAGCTCTCGGTAAAAACAAAATGCCTACTAGTTTAAAAGAAGTAATGATGAAATTTAAAAACAAAGAATAATGGCTCAAGAAATAGATATTGATATTAACGTAAAAACCAAAGGAGCTCAAAAGAATATTCAGAAGTTTGGTGTAGGTCTTGAAGGTATACAATCAGGAGCTAAAGCCGCAGGGAAGGCTATGTTCTCATTAAACAAAATATTTAAAGCTAATGTTGCTATAAAAGCATTCAATGCTGTGTTGGATATTCTTAAAGATACATTTATGTCTAATCAGAAAGTTGTAGACACATTTGCTACAGCTACTACAAGTTTACAAATAGTATTTAACGACTTATTTAAGTTTGTAGAAAATAATGTAGGTGTTATAACTGGTTTCTTTAAAGGAATATTTGAAGATCCAGTTGGTGCTATCGTAGATTTTGGAAATGCAGTAAAAGATAACGTAATAGAAAGATTTAATAGTTGGATTGAAACTTTAGGCTTAGTAGGAAAGGCTATAGCTAAAGTATTTAAAGGAGATTTTGCAGGAGCATTAGAGGATGTAAAAAGTGCAGGTAAAGAACTTGTAGATGTATATACTGGAGTAGACGGATCTTTTGATAAAATAGCAGAAGCGTTACCAGAATTAATTAAGAAAACAAAAGAATATGCTGGAGAAGTTATTAATGAGGCTAAAAGTGTTACTAAATTAAATAAGCAAAGAGATAAAAGCATTGTACAAAACAATATTATTAAAGAGCAAAAAGATAGAGAAGCAGAATCATTAAGACAAATAAGAGATGAGGAAAGAAATACTATAGAAGAAAGAATACAAGCTAATAACGATCTTGCTTTAGTTTTAGAAGAGCAAGCGAAATTAATGTTAGCAAATAACCAATTAGTAATTGAAGCTGCCCAAGCACAAGTTGATTTAAATGCTAATCAAGAAAACGAAATAGCTTTACTAGAAGCAAAAGCAGAAAAAGCAGCAATATTAGCACAAATAGAAGGATTTAGATCTGAACAAAAAACAAATGATTTTGCTTTAGATAAAGAAAGATTAGAGTTAGAACAAACAACCGCACAAGGTGCAATTGAAACTCAAAACATAATAAAGAAAGGACAAGCAGAGTTAATAGATAACGAAGTATTAAGGTTACAAAAGCAAAAACAAATTGCTGTAGAAGAAGAAAAAATAACAAAAGATTTACTTGAAAGTAAAAAAGCAAGTTATAAAGAAGGAACACAAGCCTTTATTGATGCAACTAATGAATTAAATAATTTTAATGCAGAAAGTGCTAATACACAAAAGAAACTAGATAAAGATATAGCAGATGCAAAGGTTTCAGCTATTACAGGAGCGTTAGGATCATTAGCTAGTTTAGTTGGTGAGAATAGTAGATTTGGAAAAGCAATAGCTATAACACAAGCAATAATAGACACTTATGCTGGTGCTACTAAAGCTTTTGGTCAAGGTGGAGTATTTGGATTCGTTGGAGCAGCATCAGTCCTTGCTGCAGGTTTTGCTAATATTAAAAAAATAACATCTACTAAAGAACCACCGTTACCAAGTTTTGCTAATGGAAGTTCAGGAGGTTCAATATCTACTCCAGCAGCAGTTACATCTAGCCCACCAAGTATAAATGTTGTAGGTGCATCAGCAGAAAGTCAATTAGCACAAACAATCGCAGGATCACAAACAAGACCAGTAAAAGCATACGTTGTAAGTACTGAGGTAAGTACTCAACAAGCATTAGACAGACAAACAGCAAACCAAGCAACATTAGGAAGAGCAAAAAGAGCTAGAGCAAATGTTCAAGGTGGTTTATAGAAATTAAAACAAAAAATCAAAAAAAATATTAATATATTATGGATATTATAGAACTTTTTATCGACGAAAATGACGAAGTATCAGGTATTGATGCAATTAGTATAGTAGAGAATCCTGCTATTGAAGAAGATTTTGTTTATTTAAAAAATCAAGAATTTAAATTAGCAGAAAAAGATTCAGAAAAAAAAATATTGTTAGGCCCAGCCTTAATTCCAAATAAACCAATATATAGAAAGAGTGGTGATAAAGAATATTATATATATTTTTCTAGAAACACTGTAAGAAAAGCAAGTGAACTATTTTTAAAGAGATTTAAGCAGAATAGATCTACACTTGAACATGAATTGCCATTAGAAGGATTAACGGTTGTTGAATCATGGATAGTAGAAGGAGAGAAAGATAAAACTAGAATATACGACATGGATGTTCCTATAGGTACTTGGATGGTTTCTATGAAAGTTGATAATGATGATGTTTGGGAAGATTTTATCAAATCAGGTAAAGTTAAAGGATTTTCAATAGAAGGTTATTTTGCTGATAAATTAGAAAGACCTAATGAGACTAATAAACTTTCAGTTTGTGATTGTGAAAATAAATTAGACTCATGTGATTGTGAAAGGCAAGCAGAAAATAAATTAAGTAAATTAAAAGATATTTTAAAGCAACAGTATGACTAGAAGAAGATATAATGTCCCTCATAAAGACCAAAGAGCTTGTTTGTGTAGAGATAGCGATACATATTCTATAGAGTGTTGTGACGATCAAGACTATATGAGACAGGGTATTGGAAACATTACCGGAACAGATAGTGAATAGTAGCAAAAAAACTATATTTTAAAAATATAACAAACGGAAATTAATTTAATTATAATAGTATGAAAGCGACAGAAATGTTAAATAAAGTGAAGAATCTTTTAGGTGTTGAAGCTAGTGAAGAAATCAAGGAACAAGAAACTCAGTTAGAGTCTCAAGAAATCCAAGAAGAAACATTAGCAGAAGATACTACAAAAGAAACATCTTCAAAGAAAGTTGAGCTAGAAACAGCTGAACTGGAAAATGGTACAATTGTCGAAGCAGACTCTTTTGAATCAGGTAACGAAGTGTTTATTGTTACTGATGATGAGAGAGTAGCTCTACCAGTTGGAGAATACATTCTCGTTAACGGTGATACTTTAATTGTTAAGGAAGAAGGTATAATTGAGAGTGTAGGTACTACAGAAGAATCTCCTGAAGAGGAAGTTCAAGCTGAGGAAGAAAAAGAAGTATCAAACTATGCTACCAAAGAAGAACTTGCAGAAGTAAAAAAAGCTGTAGACGAAATCGTTTCAATGATCGAGGAACTAAGCTATGGTAAAAAAGAAGAAATGACTTCTGAAGAAATAGATCAAAAAGAAAATTTATCTGAAGTTGAAAAAGTTAAACACAATCCAGAAAGTGAAGAAAAAACTCAATTAAAAATTCCTTCATCAAACGGAACTATGAATACTTTAGATAGAGTAATGCAAACAATATCAAATTTTAACTAAAAATAAACAAAAATGGCAGATAGTACAACATCGATAACTTCTACTTATGCAGGAGAATTTGCAGGCAAATATGTCTCTGCAGCTCTTCTAAGTGGAAATACATTAGCTAATAACTTAATAACAATTAAGCCAAATGTAAAATATAAAGAAGTAATGAAAAAAGTTGCTTCTACAAGTATTGTTAAAAACGGAGCATGTGACTTTACAGGACAAGCAGACGTATTAACTTTAACTGAAAGAATATTAACACCAGAAGAATTCCAAGTGAATTTAGAAGTTTGTAAAAAAGACTACGTATCAGACTGGGAAGCAATTCAAATGGGATATTCAACAATTAATGAAAATATGCCTCCTGCATTCTCTGATTTCTTATTAGGACATGTATCGGCTAAAGTTGCTCAAAAAATTGAAAATAATATTTGGACAGGAACTGATGCAACAGACGGAGAGTTTGCTGGATTCATTACTACTTTAGGTGCTGATGGTGACGTTAATGACGTTACAGGTACAGCATCAACTGCGGCAAACATTATTACAGAGCTTGGTAAGATAGCTGATGCTATCCCAACAGCAGCATATAGTTCTGAAGATATGACTATTTATCTACCAGCTAATATGTACAGAAACTACGTTAGAGCACTAGGAGGCTTTGGAGCATCTGGTTTAGGAGCTGCAGGGACAAATAATCAAGGTACTCAATGGTACTCAAAAGGAGCAGGTCTTCAATTTGATGGTATTCCAGTTGTATTAGCACAAGGTTTATCAAGCAATGACGCCGTAGCAGCTGAAAAATCAAACCTATTCTTTGGAACTGGTTTAATGTCAGACTACAACGAGGTAAAAGTATTAGACATGGCTGATCTAGATGGTTCTCAAAATGTAAGAATCGTAATGAGATTTACTGCTGGTATTCAGCACGCTATCGGATCTGACATTGTATTATATGCAACAGCGTAATTAAAGATTGTATAACATAAGAAAGGGTAGGTAGCTAAACTGCCTACCTTTTTTTTTAAAAAATAAAAATAATATGGCTTGTGATTTAACTAAAGGAAGAAAAGAACCTTGTAAAGACGTAGTAGGTGGAATTAAAAATATTTATATTTCTGATTTCGGTGACTATACAGCTGTTACTTACGATACTACTGATACAGATGTAGTAGATAGCGTAGGAACATCAGTTGCTAGTTTTAAATACGAAGTAAAAGGAAATTCTTCATTTGAACAAACAGTAAATGCTTCTAGAGAAAACGGAACAACTTTCTTTGAGCAAACATTAAATCTTACACTTAAAAAACTTACAAAAGAGGATAACAAAGAGTTAAAATTATTAGCTTATGGTAGACCTCACGTTGTTGTTGAAGATTATAATGAAAACCTATTTATAATGGGATTAGAAAACGGAGCGGATGTAAGTGGAGGAACAATAGTAACAGGAGCAGCAATGGGTGACCTTTCAGGTTATACATTAACGTTCACTGCACAGGAAAAAGTTCCAGCAAACTTTATAGAATCAGCTGCAGATGTAGATACTGCATTGACTAATGCTGGGTTTGCTACTCCAACTGAAGGAACTAACTCTTAATAATTCCTTAAAACTTGATAAAGAAGGCACTAATTGGTGCCTTTTTTTATGCTTAATAATTAACAAAAAAACATTTATTTTATTGTATTAGTATGATAATATTACAAAGCTCAACAAGTTCTCAAACAATTAACTTTATACCAAGAGAATATACAACGGCTGAAACTGACATTTATAACATATCAATTATAAATGAAACAACAAACAAATCAGTATATGATGAAGACACAAACGCTTTTACTTTGCTAGATTATTATTATACATACTCTGCAGCGTTTACAAGAGTGGTAAATTCAGCAACGGTATCCAGTTTTGATGAAGATACTTTTTACGTTTTAACAATTAAAAAAAGTGGAAGTATTATTTATAAAGATAAAATATTTTGTACTAATCAAACCACAACAGATTATACTGTTAATTATAATCAGTACGACGAGCAAGAAACAACCAACGAATTTATAGTATTATAATATGGATAATTTACACATAGTCACGTTAGCAGAATATAACAGACCTAAAATAAAAGAACAAAACAATAGAGATTGGGTGAGTTATGGGGACAATAACGATTATTATTCTTATTTGATTAAACTCTTTATAAATTCAGCTACTAATAATGCTATTATTCAAGGAGTATCACAAATGATTTATGGAAAAGGAATAGATGCGTTAGATAGCTCATCTAAACCTAACGAATATGCTGCAATGAAATCTATATTTAATGATAATGATTTAAGAAACGTAATTTTAGATTTAAAATTGTTAGGAGAAGGAAGTTTCCAAGTATTATACCAAGATAAAAAAGTAGTAAAAGCAGAACATTTTCCAAGACAAACATTAAGAGCAGAAAAATGTAATGATGATGGAGAGATCGAAGCGTACTATTATTTTCATGATTGGACTAAGATAAAACCAAGTAGCAAACCAAAGAGAATATCAGCTTTTGGTTTTGGTAACGGGAAAGAACCAGAGATTAAAATAGTAAAAAGATACGTAAGTGGATATGATTATTATTGTCCAGTAGATTATCAAGGAGCATTAGCTTATGCGGAATTAGAATCCGAAATATCTGATTATTTAATTAATGATGTTCAAAATGGATTTTCAGGAACTAAAGTTGTTAATTTTAATAATGGAGTACCTGATAGAGAAAAACAATTGCAAGTTAAAGGCGATGTGATGAACAAGTTAACAGGTGCAAGAGGAGAAAAAGTAATTATAGCGTTTAACAATAATGCAGAGAGCAAAACAACAATAGATGACGTTCCTTTAACAGATGCACCAGCTCATTATCAGTATTTATCCAATGAGTGCTCTAATAAGCTAATTATAGGCCACAGAATAACGTCTCCATTACTTTTAGGTATAAGAACAGAGAATAATGGATTAGGTTCAAATGCAGAGGAAATCAAGACTGCATCTTTGTTATTCGATAATGTAACTATAAAGCCTTACCAAGATCTAATAACTGAGTGCATGAAAATGATTCTGAGTGTAAATGATGTTAGTTTAAAGTTGTATTTTAAAACCCTTCAACCTCTTTCTTTTATTGAAACTGATAACGCAGTAACAGATGAAGCAAGAGAAGAAGAAACAGGAATAAAATTATCAGAAGAGCTATATAATGATGTTCCAAAAGAACATATTAATGAATTATTAGAAAAAGGTGAAAATGAAGAAGATTTAATTAAAGATGGTTGGGAGTTAGTAGATTCAAGACCTGTAGAATATGAACAAGAAGAAGGTTTGGACAAAATGGTAGGATTAGCGAGTACAGGTACTGCTAGACCAAACGCGAAATCAAAACAAGATGGTGAAAATGAAGAAGGATTTAGATTTAGAGTAAGATACCAATATTCACCATTAAAAACTACTAAAAGAAAAATTAAAGATAAAATAGTAGACGTTACAAGAGATTTTTGTGACAAAATGATCACTGCAAAAAAACTTTATAGAAAAGAAGACATAAAACAAATGTCTAACAAACCTGTTAACGCGGGATTTGGAGTAAAGTCATCAGCAACATACGATATTTGGTTCTATAAAGGTGGAGCTAATTGCCATCATTTTTGGATGCGAAAAACATTTATGAGTAAAAAAGAAGGTTCAAATCCGGATGTTAAGAATCCAAACGCAGATATCTCGGTTAACAAGGCAAAAAAAGAAGGATTCAAACCAGAAAAAAATAATATAAAGGTGGCAAAGAGACCTATTGATATGCCAAATAACGGATATAAAAACCCTAGATAAAAATGGCACAAGCATTATTAATTAGTAGAAAAGACATAGTAAAATTCACAGCAATGAACGGTAATGTTGATACTGATAAATTTATTCAATTTATTAAAATAGCACAAGACATTCATATACAAAATTATCTAGGTACAGATCTATTAGATAAAATAGAAGCTGATATAATTGCAAGCAGTTTAACTGGAGATTATTTAACATTAGTTACTGACTACGTTAAACCAATGCTAATTCACTGGGCCATGGTTGAATATTTGCCATTCGCAGCATACACACTCGCAAACAAAGGTGTATATAAACATTCAAGCGAGAATGCTGTAAATGTAGACAAAGTGGAGATTGACTTTCTGATAGAAAAAGAAAGAAATCTGGCTCAGTACTATACTGATAGATTTATCAGCTATATGAGTTACAGTAGTAGCTCCTTTACAGAGTATAATAGTAATTCTAATAGTGATGTGTATCCTGATAAAGATGCAAGTTTTGAGGGATGGGTATTATAAAGAAAAAATACAAACCTAAATCATATAATATAGCTAGACTAAAATCTTATATATTTGATAAGGTAAAGAATAACAAAAAATTAAAAAACTTATTGTAATAATATGAGTTTCGGTTCGATATATGACGTATCTTGGTGGGGATTAACAAATGAATCAAATGGTTGGGGTAACATATACCCTTTTGATGCAGATGGATCTAATTTTAGAGCAGATACAACATTAGTATTGGCAGACACAACAAATTATACAGGAGATCAAACAATATTTTAAAAAATGGCAAAACAAACAATTAATATAGGAACAACAGCAAATGATGGAACTGGTGATCCAATAAGATCCGCATTTGACAAATCAAACGATAACATTACAGAGTTGTATACATTACTTGGTAATGGAACTACACTATCTATTAGTGGAGATGCAACAATGTCAGCAGGAGCAGTGGCAATAGCAGATAACGTTGTTGGTGCTGATGAATTAAATGTATCAGGGGATGGCTCGGCAGGTCAAGCACTATTATCTGATGGCGATGGAACTATGTCTTGGGGTTCAGCAGGAAATACATATACAGCAGGAGATGGAATTACTTTAAATACATTGGAGTTTGATTTGGATGCAGGATTAACAACTGTAACTTCTATTTATAATACAGCCTTAAAAGTCGGTAGAGATGCAAGTGGTGATTGGATTGATTTTGGAACTGATGACCAAATTAGTTTTCACGTAGGTAATGCAGAGGAAATGAGATTAGAAGCTGATGGAGATTTACATACAGAGGGAGATGTAATTGCTTATTCTACAACAGTACCATCAGATGAGAAATTAAAAGATAATATTCAAACTATTGATAATGCTATTGACAAATTAAAGCAAATCAAAGGTGTAACATTTGAATATAAAAAGAATGGTAAAACTTCGGCAGGTATTATAGCACAAGATTTAGAAAAAGTATTACCAGAGGTTGTAAGAGAAAAAACAAGTTTAGATGGTTCTCAAACATACAAGACAGTAGATTATAATGGTGTAATTGCTATTTTAATTGAAGCTGTTAAGGAATTAAGTGATAAATGTAATAATTGTAAAAAATAAATAGATATGGCACTAGAAGGGACAATAAGATTTTATGAATGGCAAGAGGATTTAAATGCTGAACCAAATATTATAGAAAATGTACAAATTCCTGATAATTTACCTGAAAATCATGCTCAGTATGAAAACAGAGGCAAGATTGTAACTGTAACTGAACATCCACAGGTAGAAGTTTTAGTACAAGAAGAAAAAGATGTTTATGTTCTTATAGAGATGTGTGCTATACATTTAATTGATTTTATAAGAGATCATGAAAATGCAATAGAATCAAAACATTTTAATGTTCAATATAAGTTTAATGTATATTTTGACAAAGAAACAAGAACAAAAAATTTATATGACAGAATGATGGAAATAGAAGGTGATACAGTACACATTGATAATATATCAGAAGAAGATTTAAATAACAAAAATCTACTAGCATATTGTTATGACCATTTAAAACAGAGAAAGGGTTGTGAAGATTTAGTAGATGCTTAAAAAAATTAAATTATGCCAGTACCAAGTTCAGGACAATTAAGATTAAGAGCAGATATAGCATTAGAAGTAGATGGAAGTGCTACTGGAGACAATGTATCATTAGGAACATTGGCAGATACAGCAGGTTTTACTACACCTCCTGATACTATGGCTGAGTTTTATGGTTACACATCATGTACTGCACCTAGTATTACTACAAATTCTTTAGACAATGTAAGTTACACATCAATGAGAGCAAATGGTAATGTTACTGCTGACAATGGATGTACAGTAACAGAAAGAGGATTTTATTTTGGAACTAGCACCAACAGGACTAGCAACACTAAATACACAAGTGGTAGTGGTACTGGTAGCTATAATAGGACATTTTCAGGTTTAACTTCAAGTGGAACAACATATTATGCATGGGCATATGCTATAAATTCAGCAGGAGAGACATCAGGATCTAGAGTTCAAGCTAGTACACTAACACCTGCAACATACACAGTCCAATATACTTATACTGGCAGACATCAATGGGAATCTCCACAGGAACAATCATGGGCGCATGCACAAATGTCAGCAAATGCTAATTGGTCATCATATGCAAAGGCTCAATACCATCACAGTAGTTATGGTTGGTCATCATATGCATCTCATACTAATAGTTGGTATCAAAGCACCAGACCAACATCAGGATATAATCCAACTATGAATGATGTAAGGTATAAAAGAACTGACACTGGTGAATTGACAGAACATAGAACTCAACATCAAGCAAGTTTGACAGCAGGTAGTGTTCCAGGCTATTGGAGTTTTTCAGTAGTTGAAGGAGGTCAGTACCAAATCCCATCAGGGTGTACAAGTGGAGCATCAGTTTCAAATAGTTACAACTCACTTTCAACATCAGGGTGTAATGTAGGATGTGGTACATCTTCACAATTTAACTGTAATTGTGGAGGATCTACAGCATGGAATTCATCCTCAGCAATTGCTGCATGGGCAGGTGGAGCAACTTCAGGTACTACTACAATGACAAAAGAAAATTCAAGAACTTGTTAAAATGATATAAAATGACTTACATTAGCTTTAAACCAACAATAATAGGAATAATAGTTTATATAATATCTATGACACAATTAAATGAGGTATTACAAGCATTATTAATAGTAGCTACATTGGTTTATACAGTTATCAAGATAATACAACTTTTAGATAAATTCGATAAAAAATAAATTATGGTAAGAATATTAAGATACATAGCAATTAAATTAGAAAAATTTAATATTGCAGTCGCTAAAGGCTGGAATAGATGGCTTGGTAAAATAAAAATGTAATTTATGTCTAATGAAATCATATTTTAGATATAGTGAATTTGACTCACCTGACTTTCCTGATAGTGGTTATAATATGGATCCAACCTTTTTACGCATGCTCAACTATGCACGTCAAATTGCAGGGATACCATTCAGGATTAATTCAGGATTCAGAACTACAGAACATAATGCAAAAGTGGGAGGATCGGAGAATTCATCACATTTACATGGATTCGCTGCCGATATACATGCAACATCCAGTACAGCAAGATACGAAATACTATCAGCACTTATCAAAGCTGGATTCTATAGGATAGGAATAGCAAACACATTTATACATGTAGATGCAGATCCTAATAAAATACAAAAAGTAATATGGACATATGATTAAGATATTAAAAGCTTTATTAGGATTAAGAGGTAATGGTGGTTCTGGTTTAGGACTAGAAATAAGAGAACTTATAAAGGGAAAAGAAATAGACCCACAGAAGTTAATTGAACTGCAAGGAGAAATCAACAAAGTAGAAGCTCAGCACAGAACAATCTTTGTAGCTGGTTGGAGACCTTTCATAGGATGGGTTTGTGGTGTAGCATTAGCATACAACTTTGTATTAAGAGATTTACTAATATGGTTTATTGGACCTGAACAGGTACCTCCAGCATTACAGATGGAACATTTAATGACAGTATTAATTGGTATGTTAGGGCTAGGAGGAATGAGGACTTTTGAGAAACTAAAAGACAAAAGTAATTAACACGCTGAGTGGCTAGAAATATTATATCTATATATAACTTTAAACCAAAGAAAAAAAGACCAGGGGTACACTCTAAGAATGCTAGTCGAGGTCAAACGGGTTATAAGAATAAGTATAGAGGTCAAGGACGTTAATTATATTGTAAATAACTTTGTTTAGTCGTTTATTTACTTTATCAAAAAAAGTGAGTAAATTTGGTGGGTAGTGGTATTATAAAAAATTATATATAATTAATTATAATGTAAAATGGAAGAAGTAATAAAAATTGCAAATAATATATATAATAGTAATATTACTATAAAATATAAAATAGACGACTTATTAAGGTTAGACGCGATACAATATACAAACCTCGGTAGAGAAAGCACGAAAGAAGAAAAAAGAATCGTAAAAGAAAATAGTAAACAAATATATAAGATCATTCAAGAGTTATCACCCGAAGTAGGTGACCAGTTAATAAAAGCTTTAGATGGCTAAAAAACTATCAAGAAAAAAATTAGTAAATAAATTAGACAGTGTATTTAGTTTATACGTTAGGCAAAGAGATTCCGACTCTAACGGTTATTGTAAATGTATTACGTGTGGAGAATCAAGTCATTGGAAAAAAATTCAAGCTGGCCATTTTATAAGCAGGAAACATTATGCAACTAGATGGGATGAAGAAAATGTTTATGCACAATGCATAGCGTGTAATGTGTTTAGATATGGTGAACAATATAAATATTCTTTATCTCTTGGTCAAAAACTGTCAAAAAGATTATTGAGTAAGTCAAGGGAAATTGTTAAATTTACTAATTATGAATTAGAAGACATGATAGAAAAGTATAAAAAGAAATTAAAATCTTTCGAAGGCTCTTAACTTCGATTGTTCTTTGTTTTTTTGAAAAGGAGGGATATTAATTTATCCCTTTTTTTTTATTTACATTTTTTTTATGTAATTTAGACTTATGATAGTACAACATTATATAGAATTAGTTCAAAAGCAACAAAAAGAAATTGAACAGTTAAGAACAACATTATTTGAAGTAATGATGATAGATAAGCTATCTAAAGTTAAAAAGCAAATAATTATAGATAAATTTTTTACAAATGACACAGAACAATAACCCGAATAGAATTAATACAACACAAGATTCTATTAGTAAACAAGGAGCTGTAGATAGAGCTACCGAAATAGCACTTAATCCTATATGGAGAAATGCTACCGATGACGAGAAAACACGAATACTAGGAGATATAAGTCTTATAGGAAAGTACCTTTATTTCGAGAAGAACCTGTTACCAACAACAGATGATTATAAAACACTTTATAATCTAACAGATAAAAAAGAAAAATAAATAATATGAAAAATTAAATAATATGATACAAACCGGTGAAATTATAAACATACTTAATTCAGAAACCGTAGGGCAAGCACCTAAAACAATGACTATAAAAAAAATTATAGTAAAAACAAAAGGTGAATACCCTCAATCTGTTGCTATTGATTTTATGAATAAAAACATAGATAAATTAGCACAGTTTAAAATCG